ATAAAAAAATTAGTGTCAAAAATATCAAGTAATGCCTGCGAAATCGTACCGGTATTAGCTTCTATTCGTGCCTTCCAAGCTAATGCTTCGGCTGAATTTCCGCCTGCACTTTTAATAAAAGGCAATCCTATCCCGATTCCTATCATTACCCTTTTATATTAAATCCGTAACCAATAACCGAACCACTTGAAGGTGTTACGGCTGCGATTAAATCACCATTGAATGCAGGGATTACCATTCCTTGCTTCAAAGTTTTACCGCTCAATCCGTATTGAGTTAAAAGGTTTTGACCTCCTACGCTTGTTAAAGTAGTAAGTACGCAATCTGCATTTACTACTAAGCAATAAAAAGTGTTTCCAGTACTTGCGGCATCAATGAATTTGCATCCGTTACCGCCTAAGATTTCTTGAATATCTGTCATGTCTGTAAGTATTATTTTTAATTATTATTTTAAGTAATTGGAACAACGCAAAGGTTGTAAGCATTTTCAATTTCTAAACTGATAGTACAAACCCACCCCGCAACCTCATCTTGGTAGTGGTCTTTGATTGGAGTTGCAGTCAAACTTTCGTTAATCTCAAACATATCAAAGTAAGTTGAATCTTGTCTTATAATCGTAACCACATCGGATAAGATTTGCAAGGTATCACTTAAAACATCTTGTTCATTTTCTAAGCCTTTTGACACCATATCAACACAAGTCAATTGAAGATTTAAATCTATTGTCTTAGTTCCAAATTGAGCGGGTATAACATCACACCAAAGCAAAGGATATTTGAGTTCATTCTTTGCTTCGAGGTCTGCTACATCACAAAATACAAAACTACCTTTTAATTGTAGGTGACTTGATGCTATTGCTTGAAGTGCATTTAACGCTTGATTTAGTGTTGTTTTCATCTTGCTTTGATAAGTAGATTTTTAAAAGTTCTACGTTGTTTTTATTTTTACTACCTTTAATTCTTGTCATTGTTTTAAATTTAGTTTCGTCTGAATCCGTTGCCTTGATACTTGATGCTTGGAGGGATTAAATCCCAATCAATGTCAGGTCCTAAAAACATACCATTAGTATAGTTGTTTGCATTTGGATAAATGGTGGCTACATTAGCATTTTCTTGAGTCAAGTACTTAGGATAATCAGTCTGATAAGCCAGTAAAAATCTGCTTACTCTTTCTGCATACCACTCCGCCCTTGACTTTGTAAAGTCTAATAAATATCTAAGGTCATTAAGTGGTGCTTGTTGACTGAAATCACTTGACTTTGTGCCTATATTTTTGTTTTGAAACTTATACGATAAAGGCAAAATACATTCATAAACACTATACTTAATCAAACATGGTGCAATATACTCATTAAGTAACGTAACATACTCACTTGATAGTGAATTTGCTGATACATTGTAAACTAAATCGTTGTATAATGCCGTTCCCAATAAAGGCAAAATGTAAATGTTTTGTGCCTCCTTGATTGTAGGGATTAAAAGTTTAGGGTCTACATTTTCGCTGATAATTGTTTCAGCTTTTAAAGTCGCTTCGGATATGAAAAGTACTGTTGCCATATTATTATTTTTTTCTTGTTAAAACCCCAGCCCACTGATGCCTGCAAAATGGTACATGAATGTCAGTTCCTTTGATTGTTTTCCAACCTCCACGCCTTTTCCATACGTCACGATTTACACGCCTTGAGATAGTATCAATTTCTTTGCGAGTATAAAGCCTGTCAAGTTCTAACAAAGCAGCGCAAAACTCTCTATTTTTAGAATCTCTTGGTCCTGTGTATCTATATTTGACTTGGAACTTACTTATCTCATCTGCTATTCTTTTAATAGCTGATTTTTTAGGAACTACTTGCAGGATATTCCACGTCCCTTCGGTTAAGGTTAGAATCGCTTTATCTTTTAAACTTTTTAAAACTTCATCTAATTTTGAAGGTGTCAAATCGGTGTTTAATCCTAAATCCTTTTTAGAAATAAAAGGGTCTTTTTTTACCGCTTCTAAGACTTTGTTTTCTTCGGGAGTATTAGCTACTACAAATTCATACAAAGTTTGCTCTAAGTCCTCCAAATGTTCTTCAAATGTATGTTTGCGAACATCTTCGTCTAAGTCCTCAAATGCTTCTACTCTGCGACTTTCGAATAAATCATAATTCTCGACACTATCACCAAATTCAGCAAAGACTTTTATTTCATCTTTCCAATTATCTTCGAACTCCATTTTCATCTGAATTGGCAATCCTACATAACCTCTCAATTCTTCAGTTGATAAAGTATCAATTATCTTATCTTGAATTTTAGTCGGTAAAGATTCTAATTTCTTAACTGATTCAGTAGCTTCAATAACTGGCAATCCTGCCATTTCTCTTAGTTCATCCTTAGTCGCAATCTCTAACAAAGTGGCTTCTGTAAATTCAGGATTGAACGGCTCTAATTCTTCAACTCGATAAGCATTCGGAACACCATTGAAGTTCGCTAAGTAGTTAAATACCTTTTCAAAATGTACTTGGTCAGGTCTTATTTCATTTTGCTGAAATAATCTGAAAGCATCAATCATTTCATTCCTGCCACCCAATTGACCCTCGACTCTTATCCCCATGAAGATAGGTGATGTCACTCTATGTGCTACGAATATCTCTTGCTGAATTGTTTTATTTAGTATATCAAATTGTTTGTCTAAGTCTGCAGGTTGAATCGGGATAACATTCGGAGATTTATCTTGACCATCTGAAAAGTTTATAATCCACCTTCCTGCATTATCAGTACTGCCATGTCTGCGATTTATTCTCTTAACAAGTTCCTGTTGTTCTTCGGGTTCGGGCGTTCCGTTATTGAAGTTTAATATTCCACCGAAAAAGAAATTATTTTGAAGATTTGCTCTGTGAAAATTTGCCACCTCAACATCACTCTCAATGTAAGGAATTGCACCAATATAATCAGGCAATGGATAAGTAGATAAGTTCGGTCTGTATTCTCTATAATAAAGAATTTGCAAACCTTCTTTTTTCTCAGGATTGAACGCCTTGAATATTGCGTACTTAGGTCTATAATCTTCCCAATTTTCAGAATAATAAAACTCGGTGTTATCTACATTCGAACGAATCTTCGCAAAGTCCATGTGATACAATTCTGCTATCTTGCCGCTTGCCTTACTCCAATTTATTTGTAAAGCATAACCGCCATACAATCTTTTGTCTAATGCTACCTTTTCAAATATATCATTCAAGGTTTCAAATCTGTTAGGATTCAAAAGCATATCTTGAGCCTTAATAGCTTGAGCGGATTCTTTGCCGTCAACTATTTTTAAGCCACGTCCGAATGTATATTTTTGTTTAGCTGTTAAGATAGCATTGTGCTTTGCAGACTTATTAAATAGGTCGCAAAGATATTGAGGATATGCGTTATCTTCTCCATATCTCACCCAATCTTTATTGCGTTCCTTTTCGAAGATTGGAACTTTATAAGAACTGATTGGTTCGCTTGTATAGAATGTGTATTTATCCATTATAAATTATTGTTTCGATGTCAGGGGAGAAGCTTGTTATAGTTGCCTCATTAAATGCGTATAGTACTCGACCTTGTTCACATAATACGTCACTCGGTTGAGGTGTTATATCAGGTGATTCTTGTGCATAGATTGTATATTCATAGAAGCCAGTATTAGGTAGGTAGATAGTACCTTCTGTTAAATCTTGCTGAGCAATACTATTAACTACTGTTATGTTAACTTGGCTGTATCTTTCCTTGTCAGAGTTTTCAACTTGTCCCAAAAAATACAAAGTGTCATTTGTAGCATGAGAAAAGAATTTAAATAGATATGTATTAAGTGCATAACCACTTGGAGTATCTTCTTTAAGTGTCAATGCTACTACGTTCAATCCTAATTCTAAGTTAATCATATTGTAAAGTATTGAAATGTAGATTTGTTGCAAAGAAAAAGCCCCAATTAAGGGGCTTAATCACCAATAAATATATGAAAACACACAATCAATGCTTATGATGCAGTGGTAAATGCTGATGAACTTACCAATGCTTGAGCAGGTAATGCTTCCATTCCTGTTAAAGTTAACTGAACTCCGTTAAAATCTCCCATTGCTGCACCTGAAGTATGACTTCCTGCGCTAACTTCCATTCCATTAACTTGACCTAACAACCAAAAAGTTCCATCCTTCTTCTCAATGATAGTTAACAATCTTGCCTGAGCAATTACAAGCCACTTGGCTCTTTGTGCTTGACTCATTTTAGCAAAGTTTGCTACCAATGTTTGAGTATAGAATATAGTTCCGTTTGCAGGTGCTGATGTAATTTCCTCAGTAAATGAATCGGCTGCCTGTGGCATTAATTCATACTTGTAAAATTGCACGCCTGAAACTAAACTTATACCTCCTGAAACTGAACTTGTGATTGTAGCTGCTGAAACTAAACCATTCGCAAAGTAGATGTTCTTTAAGCCACCTACTGCGTC